TCACATCCACAAAGGTTGCTGTCCACTCCGCTCCGGGTGCGGCACCGCCGGATTCACTTTACCCGGCAAAACAATGGAAGCCTGAAATGTCTCCATTGTCTTAAATGTATGCGAGCAATTGACATTCTGGCACTGGTGATAGCGCTCTTTGGTATTCTCACTTAAATAGCGACTTGATCTAGCATGTGCCGCATAACCACAGATTGGACAGTGAAACATATTCCCCCCAGACCATGTATCTATGAGAAATATTACTCCATTATTCACATAATGTGAAAACAATTCACCAAAAGCTAATCATCTTCAACGTACTCTACATCAGATAATTTAACCTCCAGCTCTAGCGATGTTGTATAGCCAGCATCGCTGATGCTGTTCACCACTTTTGTGATTGTCCATCCTTGCTCATCGATAACTGACTTAAACCCCGATACGCGAGCCGGTGCATCTGGGTAAAGGTCCGGCCTTCCCATTGCTAGGGTTATAGAGAACTCGGCCACGCCGCGCTGTAGTTTGTCCCACTTTGCCTGAGCTGCTCGCTGGGCTTGAGCCTTGGTTGAGTAAACCGTCGTCAGCGCCAAGACGTTATCAGGATCACCGGCCATATACTCCCCCTCGCGAGCCTCCTTTTCTTTCTTCTTTTTCTTGGCCGCTGGCTTCGCTTTTGGGTGCTCTAACGCGCGCAGATGCTTCTCTTTTGGTTTACGTTTGAGCTTCACCTTCTTCTCTTGCTCTTTAGGGTCACTCGTATGTAGCCACCGCGCCGTTACACCCGTGTATGCCGCTCTATCAGCAATCGCAAACTGATGCCTGTCACCATCAGTTCGCTCAATAACCACGGAGGGGATCGGTTTTCCACTGGCCGTCATATTGGATCCCGCTTTCAAAAATAAAAGCTTGCCCGCCTTAACTGATACCTCGGCGCCATTTCTCTCCGCTAGGCGTGCCAGAAAGCAGGCATCCGACTCCTGTGACTGGTCTATATGAGGTATTTTTATCCCCCGTAACCCTTCCGCCACTGCGGCTTGCAGCTTGTTACGCTGTGCGACAGTCGTGACAATATCGCCGAGCGTCGTATCGTGATACGACATCTCGCGCCGACTGTTCAACGAGCCCCTGAAATCAGCACTACGCGCCCGAATAGTGAGCGTATCCGGCGCCCCTCTATGCTCGATTTCATCGACAGTAAAATCCCCCTTGCCGATCAACCCGTGCCCACTCCAGCCGATAAACAGTGTCAGTACCGCACCGCGCAGCGGTAGCTCGATTAGCCCATCACTATCATCCAGCTCGATGTCTACCCTGTCAGCCTCAAACCCTCGATTATCCGTATGCACCAGGCTGATCAGGCGATCGGCAATATTGCGGGTGATGTCCTTTCCTCCCAACGTCAACATGATTGCCGGTGCCAAGCTGGCCCCCGCATCAAGCGTTAATCCGGTAAGCATCAAAAAAGCCCCTCAATGTTTGCCACCATCTTATTGGCCGCCGCTGCCGCATTCCCAATCATGCCCTCTGCCTGTTTTTTCAAATCGCCAAACATCGTCACGAATGACTCATCCACTCGAGTCAGCGTCAGAGAAAACTCAATACGCCGCGGAGCGCCATCGGCAAAAAAAACGGTTCTGGTTTCATGGATCGAGGAGGCAACAAACATCCCAAAAATCGTGCCATCACCACCGATAAGTGGCCACGCCTTACCCTCTGCCGCCATGGCATCTAACGCCAGCATGGAAAGGCGTCCGCCGGTTATCTCCGGCAACAAGACGCCCGATAATGTGATCCGCTCTTCATTGACTCCAAGAAACTGTATCGCCGGCCGCTTACCGACGCGGCTATTACTTGGATAACGGTAATCAACATCACGCTGTAGACTTTGATATGGCGTGGTCTGGAGTTGAAACACAAACATCCCCAACGTCAGCATCATCGCGTGCTCTCCTAATAATCGATATTCATATTGGAGCGCAGTCGCGCCCGGCGTTCCCGCTGCTCTGCCTGCAATCCCTCTCTAATCTGGCGTTGCACATCGATCGGGTTGCTGGCACCGTTAACCGGAATCTCGTAGTGGTGTTGGCTCTGGTCAATATAACTGCTACCCGTTGGAGCACTTACTGGTTGATATCCACCGGTTAAAATGCCACCTGTCGGTGAGTAGCCTCGACCGTTCGCACCGTTGGCATAGACATTGGTCTTTTCCGCAGCCTTATCCAGATCACTGGATTTGCTATCGATAACCCCCAATTTTTCCAGCACCCAATCGATCCCACTTCGTAGCTTATCGATAGCATGAATCGGCGCCAGGATGGCATCTGCCAGCGATTGCCCGAATAACTGCCCCGCACTCCGACATGTGTCTAGCGCTTCTTGACTAGCTTTCACTGGAGCGATTAGGTCACCAAACCATGTCCATACGGCTTTAAGCTTCTCTCCCAACATGTCGAACATTGGAGTTAGCGGTGAGAAAATTTCCGCTACTGGTGCGAATGCTTCTCGCATCCCGTCAATTACACCGCCGAAAAAGGCGCTAATCGGCTCCCAGTATTTACGTACCAGTAGCGCGCCAGCTACGATAGCCGCACCCAGCGCCACCATCGGTAATGATATGGCGGCCAGCGCTGTTCCAATGGCTCCGCCCGCAACGCTAAAGGCTACACTCAGCGCCCCCGCAGCGGCGATGATGGCGTTAATACCAGCAATCACCGGCCAGGCCACCAACCCAATCGCGCCCACCAGTGCGATAACGCCTAATGCCGCGCCACCAATAGCGAGAATTGAGCGTGCCATCCCTTGGTTTTTCTGGATCCACGCGTCGAGGCGCAACACATATTTTGTGGTTGTTTGGAGCAGTTTTCGCAACGAGCTTTCCTGCTGGTCAAACAGGTCCGTCCCTACTGCCTCATAGGCTGACTGAAACTCCTTAAAGTCCCCACCAAGGTTATCCTGCATAACTGCGACTAGCTGCGCCGTCTTCCCATCCGAGGCTTTCAGAGTTGTCGCTAGTTGATCAAGCTTTCCGCTGGTAGCATCTGTAAGCAATACGTTTGCCGCAGAGCTGGCCTCCTCGCCGAATATCACCTTCATGTATTCGGCCCGCTGTCCTGACCCAAGTTTATGGCGCGTAAAGCTAGCCTGAATTTCCCTAAGAATGGTAAAAATCGGACGAGTATTCCCTTTACTGTCCATCGTCTTAACGCCCAGTTCTTTTAAGGCGGCAAACGCTTGTCCCACCGGCGCCTGCAAGCGACTCAGCACTGCGCGGCTCCCGGTACCTGCCATTGACCCGGTTATCTTGGCATCGTGCAGCGCACCCACCATAGCGGCAGTCTCCTCGATACTGACCCCCGCGTTTTTAGCCACAGGTGCGACATAGGTCAAAGCATCGCTAAGCTCTTCAAAATTTACCGCCGTTTTGTTCATAACGGTCGATAGCACATCACCAATATGTGCAACCTTATCGTTGGCGAGCTGAAACGCAGACCGCATTCCCATCAACAGCGCGGCGTTTTCCTCCATGGTGCGCCGGTTTGCTAGCGCCATCTCCAGCGTTACCGGCGTCGCAGCCTGAATAGCGGCAGCATCCCCACCCGCTTTAGCGATGATGATTTGTGCCCCGGCGGCATCGTCAGCGGATGCGGCAGTGTTATCTCCTAACTGGCGCGCCTGTTTGCGTAGTGCCTGCATCTCTGGCGATTGTTTGCCAACCCCGAGCACAGCCTGTAGCTCTGAGTTTTTCTGCGCAAAGTCATACCCCGGTTTCAAAATGGCGACGCCCGCCATGGTGCCGGACGTAGCAATACCAACCCCGGCGGCGCCGACTGCACCAGCCGTTCCGGCAATTTCCTTCCCTGCCTGATACCGTCGCTTTACCGCATTCAGACGCGCCTGCTGCGCACTGACGCGCGCCAGTGCATCACGCTGACGGTTAAGCTGTAGAGTTGTCTCGCTGATGGAGTTTTTCAGCCGGCGCTCATCAGCAGCGAGGGTGCGAGTATTGATCCCCGTCTTAGCCAACTCTTGCCCCTGGCGCTGTACCGCCATACGCAGACTATTCTCCTTGGCCTGGAGATCGGCGGCCGCTCGCTTGGCCGCCTCCAATACCTTGGCATGCGCGCGTGTAGGCCGCTCTGTGGCCTTGAATTGCTCCTCCAACGCATTGGCTTCATCCTTGGCCTTTTTCAGCGCCTGGCTGGTTACAGCGAGCTGGGCACTGGTTTTACGAAATCCCTCAATTTTCCCCGCCTGATTATTCAGCTCGCGGAGTGTTTGCTGCGTGCCGCGCAGATCCGCCGACAGCGATTTCCCCGCGCCCTGAATGTGCTTAAACGGGCGCGTGGCCTGGTCAATGGCTTTGAGCAACACCTCAATCTTTACGTTATTACTCATCGGTGGTTTGTCCGCTTCGGGTGAGCGCCTTACCGCGCCAGGAGATAAGCTCGGCCAGGCTCATGGGATACAGTTCTGATGGCGGCCAGTGAAAAATCACCGCGATATCCGCCATCAGATCATCGACCGACATGTCGTGCGGAATGTCCAGTGTCCCCAGCTCTAGCCGAAAAAATTAATCACCTTTGCCGTGATGGCGGTCATATCAGGCAGCGACAGGGAGGCCACCTCCTGTTCTGTCAGGCTTGGCATGGTCATGCGAGGTAGCAACTTGATCAGCGCATCAACCTCAGCAGAGGCGACCGCAGCCAGCGACAGCCCGCGCAGGTGTCCTGTATTCGGGGTGATGAGGGTGACCTGTTCGATGGTCTGCCCGGCACGTTTCACCGGGTGTTTCAGGGTAATGGTGTTCGGTGCTTCTTGCGCCAGCTCGGTCACGGTTTTCTCTTTTGCCATGGTGATTCTCTCTTATTCGTCACGGATAAAACGGCGGCCGGTTATCCCGACCGCGGAGGATTACAAGCCGATATTGCGGCGGTGCTGCTCCAGACGGTCAACGCCGCCGACCTTTTCCACCATGTTGATGGTGTCGATCTCGATCATGTCCTTGCCGTCGATGGTCAGCTTGTAATAGGTGCATTGGGTGCTGATTTTTACCTCGGTATCTTCACCCTGTTTGGCGTCGCCGGCGTCGATCTCCTTATGGCGACCGCGCATGACCACCTCGACCGCTACAATGTCGCCGGTGTCGTCACGCTGATAAGAGCCAGCAAAGCGCAGCGGGACCGCGCTGGCACTCGGGGCGGCATACTGTGACCATAGGGTTTCATCCGGTAAGCCGCCCATTGTCCATTCGACAACCAGCGCATCATCGTCCAACCCCAAATCGACCGGCGCCGCGCCATTCATACCGCCGCCGCGGTAGTTCTCCAGCTTGCGGGTCAGTTTCGGCAGCGTGACCGACTTCGCCACCCCCATATAACTCAGGCCGTCATTGAACAGGTTCAGGTATTTCAGTTTGCGGGGTAATGCCATGGTGCAGGCTCCTTAGCTGTTGACCGACTGCGCCAGATTCACCAGGTATTTATCGGTGATGCGTTGGCGTAGGGTCAGATTTTCCAGCGGCGGCACCGGCGTATAGTCGTAATCGATATACAGCTTGCCAGCCTTGAGTGTTTCTTTGCTGTTGGCCGCCTCATCGAACCAGGCGTCGCCGTCGATGATGTAGCCATTAGATTTCAGCTCGCGGAACTTCGCGCGGATCCCCTCAACGATGTCTTTAATCAGCGTCGGGGTAACCGGTTTATCTACCGCCCACATATGCGCCTCTGCCATAGTATCGGCCAGTACCTGGGCGGTGCGGGTGTAGTTCTCAAACTGGAACAGCGGATCATCCGAGCAGCAACGGTTACCCCAGAAGCGAAAACCATCCTTGCGCACCAGCGTGGTAACGCCAGCCTCATTCAGCAGATCAGCATCCGTTCCCGGCGCCTGCAAATCCCAATACACCGATGCGCTGATGCCGGTGACGCCATTTACCCCGACGTTGGACAGCGTTTTATGCCAGCCGATCGTTTGGTCGATATGCGCACGCAGCCCCAGAGCCCGCGCCGTCGCCCAGGCGGTGGTCGCCGCATTGGTCTTGGTGTCCCAGGCGAGAAAATCGGGCCAGATAACCATCAGTTCGCGCTGGCTGAAGTTTTTGCGGTAGGCGATCGCCTCGGAAATACTCTTGCAACCCCAGGCACTGACATAACCAAAGGCGCGTAGCTTTTGGCAGATGGCACCCAACGCCGTGGCGACAGCCTGCGTATCAATCCCCGGTACGCCGAGAATACGCGGCTTAACCCCGGTCACAACCGCCGCATCCAACAGCGCTTTCATGCCGGTGTATTTCCCGTTTTCGTCCGTCGTACCGATGACATTGCTGACGGTGGCTGCCAGCTTCTCCTCTTCGGTGCTGCCCTCACCGTCAGCGACACGCACCACCACCGTGACCGGCTTGGACTGGTCGGCGATAGCCTGCAACGCCGCGGCGAGAGTCCCCTTTGTCCCCGCCTTGCCGATGGCGCCCTGCACATCGGTGATCAGCGCCGGCACATTAAGTGGAAATGCGGTGGCGTCCGCATCACTGGCCGTACAGACCATGCCAATAATGGCCGTCGAGACCGTTGAAATGACGCGGGTGCCGTCGTTAATTTCGAGCACCTGCGCGCCATGGTGAAAATCACTCATCGGATTTACTCCATCGTGGATAGGTGCGGTTATTTTCTGATGCGATTAGGTAATGGGCGAGCGATTACTGATGGGTGGCTGTTGGCACAACGATTGATGAACATGTTATAAATAGCTCTTACCTCCCGCTAAACTAGTAGTACAGATTTATTTTCTTGATACCTCCGCAAGTTGATCGCAGTGGTCAATGGGAAATTTACAACTACGTGATGTGGCTAATTCTTAAATCTTATAATGTCAGAGTGCTATTGATTTTGTGATGGTGGCTATAACGTGAACTACAGCATTATTTGAGCATGAAAAATATAAGGTGTTGCTGATACTAGTTGATACAGCAACACCCCACCCCCTACAACTCTGTATTAATTGGCAACGTAAAATCATTGCCATCATATAAATACCCTGGCTGTACATAGTCAGGACATTCCACCCATACTAATGATGGGTGGAATCTTCCCGCCGGATCAATATCCGTTACTTCAATAACTTTATTGTTTAAGACGAAAGCCCACATATATCACCACTCCACAATTACAATACCGTCAAACCCCGCACCCGGAACGCAGTTTTTCTGAGTTGCCCCCCAGGCTGCCCCACTACCACCTCCTCCTGGGCCTTTCGCATTTCTCCCATCAGCACTATTACCCGAGTTTGTCCCCGGCCCACCAGGTCCGCCACCTGGGCCACTGTTTGATGTGTTCCCGCCAGCCAGCGTACCTGGACCACCCGGACCTAAAGATGTATTGAAATCCCCCCCAACCCCAACACCTCCATCCTGACCCGACTGTGTTCCTCCTGAAATTCCACCCGTTGCGGAACACATCGACCCGAATGACGATGTTCCTCCATTTTTACCATTGGTAGCAGTATCACCAGAGGGTATCGCCTCACCTCCGACGCCTACTGTAATCCGAACAGAAGATACGCCGCTTAAATCTACCACTTTTGTGGCTAATCCCCCTCCACCGCCACCTCCTCCAGCGGGACCTCGGCCACCAGATGCGCCCCCGCCAATAACAGTAACCTTTGCTTTTCTACCATTTTTTAATTCATCGGGAACTGTCCACGTTGTTACGCCGGGCTTGGTGAAAACAGCAACGTTCTTAATACCAAATGCACCCGCCCCCAAACCAAGGTATTCAATAAGTCCGGCAACACTTTTACCGCTGATGGCTGTCAATGTACTATCTAGCGGTTGCTTTCCTTCCAACTTTCTATCGACATACTCCCGTGTCGCCAACACGACAGCCGGATCAATTTTTAATGTCACTGCGGCAGTACTGGAGACAATCAACACCATTCGAATGGTCTGGGTACGACCACTCCCCTCCTGTAGCAGCGGCTTGTAGGTTTCCGGGCAATTGGCGATGGCAATCAGGACGCCATCACTGTCATAGAGGCCAATCTCTCGAATCCACCATCCCCCCTCATTCTCAGGGATGACTTGCTCGGCGATAATTTGGCTGGCATTGTTAGGGTCAACGCTCAACATATTCAGCGCGGCGCGGCGGCGCTCGCCCCGCAGCGCGGTTTGTCCCGGATCGGGGGTTTGCATCGATCCGCCACCATCCCCGACGGCCATGTGGGTCACGTTAAGCTTCGTCCCGAGCGCCGTCGCGTTAGCCATTTTCGCGGCGCCCAGATTAGTCAGAATGGCAAAATATTTTGCGCTCATGCGGTTACTCTCAGATTATCAATCAGGTGAATGGCTGATGCCGGATAGTAATGACCGCCCACTGCGATCACCTCCGGGGTGTAGGGGTACACGGTTAACGCATCCCCGTCGTAGCAGTTGGCACCCAGATAGGCCCGCCCACTACTCGTTAGGCTGATAGCCAAGCCGGTTAGATGCCGACTGGCTGGCTTAGCATCGGCGACCAAGCGCTCAAGCTCTTGGTGCATCTCCTCAGTGATCCCGGTATCCAGCACACAGACCACTAAACGAAACGTGCCTGGCGTCTCGTTAAGCTGGAACCATTCACGGACCTCAATCAGATAGCCTAATGGCTCGACTACACGCCGGATGGCACCGATCGTCCCCTTGTGGCGATGAACAAAGTGCGCCACTGCCACTACGTTGCGCTTGGTTTCCTCCGGCCAGCGCTCATCCCATCGATCAACCGAGAACGCCCAAGCCAAATAGGGCAGCAAATTAACGGGGCAGGTGCGCCAGTTCCACAGGGTACGCAATGGCACCGGCACGCGCGCCAGCTCGGCACAGGCTTTGGCTGCGGCCAACTCCATCACCGATGACCCCGTCGGCAACAGGCGATCGTTATTCATCTGTCCCCCCAATGGTCAGCTGATAGGCGCTGCAATAGGAGGCCTGGCTCTTATCCAGCACGATATCAGCCGTTGGACTGGCCAACGCCACACGCTGTACCCCCTCCACATGTAGCGCGGCGTAAATCGCCGACAGGCGAATATCCCGACCGAGGCGGTGCTGGGCGTTAATGTAGGCTTTGAGCTTGTCCTCTGCTGCCTGGCGGATGGGCTCTGCTTCCGGCCCCGGATAGAGGTATAGGGTGGCGTTAATCTGGTAGGGCACGATCACGGCAGACTTCACGGTGACGCGATCGGCGATGGGGCGCACGTCCTCATCGTTTAGTGCCTTGGCAACGATAGCGAGTAGCTCCTCGCTCGCCGTACCATTTCCCTCGCGTGACAGCACCGCAATCGTGACGCAGGCCGGCGCCGGGCTATCGACCGAAACATCGGCGACCCGGCCGTCGGCGCTGCGGCCATGATATTCATAGGCGCCAACCGGTCCCGCCACACTTAACCCCTCAAATGCCTGCTGCGCCCGCAGGCGCAAATCATCGTCAGACTCCATCACCGCCGGTGTCGGCGGTAGGGTCGTCTCGTCGGCAGGCACAATCGTCAGGCGCTCAGTGTTTAAATTTGCCGTCAACATATCCAGATCGCTACCGGAGGAATAGGCCAACATCACCGCCCGCGCCGCTTCGTTTACCCGCTGGCGCAGCAGCAATTCACGGTAGGCATTTTCCTCCAGCAGCTTGACGATCGGCTCTGACTCCAGCGTCAAGGTATGTGCGATGGCATCACGTTGCTCTTCGGGATACAACGAAATCAGCGTCGTCTTGCGCTCTGCCAGCAGGCTTTCATAGTCCAGCTCCTCGATAACATCGGGCGCAGGCAGTTGGCTCAGGTCAATGATCGGCATCGTATCAACTCAATGGCACGGTTAATGAGAAAGCGCCGCCCCCGGTCAGGGCGCTGACGCCAGTGATATCGACAAACAACCCGCCGGGGGTCGATTGTTCAAAACGGATAGCCGTCAGGCGTACACGCGGCTCCCAACGCAAGATGGCCATGTAGCAGGCGGCCATAATTTGCAGGCGTAATGCCGGGCTTTGCGGTTGGTCAATTAGCGCCGACAACACGGAGCCATACTCCCGGCGCATGATGCGTGAGCCGATCGGCGTGATGAGGATGTCGCGCACACTCTGTCTGATATGCGCGGCATCCTCCAGTGAAAGCCCCGACGCCTGGCTCATGCCGACATAACGCGCAGTCATTGTGTCCCCTCCGTCCAACTTCCCCCCGGTTGCACACCGCCATGACGGTGTTTATCCACCTGCACCCCGTTGGAGGTAAATGCGCCATCGCCATGTTCAATATCGCCGCGCATCGTCCCGCCTTTTTGCACCTCCAGCGTTCCGGTTGTCAGTTTGTTGGTACACACCACCTCGGGCGTATCCAGCAAAATGCGGGTCTCCGCTTTCACGGTGACCAGCGGCACGGTGGCCGTAATCGATGTGGATGCCGTGATGTCGGCGGTATGGATCCCGCTGGCCGTTAGCGCACCGGTTTTGGGCTCGTACTCGATGACCGCACCATCGGGAAAATCAACACGCCATGCCTGTGCAGAGTCCGATGGCGCCGGGTGTTCATCAGAGTAAATGGCCGGCAGCACAAAGGCGGTATCCAGTTCACCCCCTACGGCCAGCAGGATCACCTGCTCGCCGACGGAGGGCGCCCACCAGGTGCGCGCGCTCCCTGCGCGCAGCGTCAACCACTGCAACCAGTCTGTTTTGACGCCCCCGGTTTGTACCCGGCAACGCCCCGACCGGGTGTTGACCTCGACGATCACCCCGGTGCGGATCAGGTTGCGCAGTAAGCGCAGTATCTCTGTGATGTTGGCTTGTAGTTTCATGATGAAAGAATGCCGCTGGCAGGGCGTCAGCGGCAATTTGTTGGTGATGGGTGAGCGGTGGGACAACAGCTAGTTTTTCAGATGGGAGAGGAGTACCTCTTCAACGATTTTTTTGTCCTCGTCGGTAAAGCCCAGTAATGGGCGAGCCTCATACTGCACTTCCGCACTGTGGCGGTTTGGCTTGTCTTTCAGACCGTACTGATGAACCTGCGCAATGCGCTGGACCCGTCCGGTAAACGTCACCGTGGCCGCATCAGGATCCGCCTTTGCCAGCATGTAGCGATTGGTGCGCAGCTTGGCGAACATTGCCCGGCGCACCCGCCCGCGCTTTTCCCTGACCTGTTGGGGTTTGCGCGCCGTGTAGGGCGTTCCGTCTGGCGCCTGCTGCGTCCTGATGCGACGCTGTTGGCTGGCTCGCAGTCGGCGGGCAATCTCCGCCGCCATCTTGCGCCGCTCAGTGGCGGTCAGGGTGGCGATCAACCCCGCGAGGGTATCGTTAAAGGGTGAGAACTCACTCATGCCACTGACTCACTAACTCGCCGTTGATGTAGAGCTCCTTCGGCCGCTCGACGGGTTCCGGTTCGGGTGGCTCGCCCACATTACGCACATACAAACGGGCGCCCTCCTGTTGCACCAGGGTGCGCTCGGTCAGCTTTAGACTGATACTTAAATCCTGGCTGTCGCCGGTATTGATGTCGCTGATATAGGTGAATCCCTTCCCGTCGCCTGTCGTGAAGATATCGGGCTGATTCTCTCGCAGCCATGCCGCCAGCGGTACCAGAATCAGATTTATGTCGCCGCGATAGTCCAGGATCAGCACATTCAATGTGTACCGGTTCTCAAAGGAGAGCGATGGCGCCAGCGTGGCGGCGATCACCCCCTCATCGATAAAGATCCGCATCATATCCGGGTTTTCGGCCAGTACCGGCAACGCCTTATAGAGCGCCTGTTTCAGACTGTTCGGCTTTAGCACGCAATTCCTCCTGACAGTGTTTGACGGTCTCCACTTGTAGTGCGCACCGCACCAGCGCGGCCTCTAACTGTCGATTATCGTCACTCAGATCGCCGTTGCTGGTCGGGTGGCTCCCCGGTATCCGGCAACTGCTCACGGCGGGACAGCCACTGTAAATAATCGTCGGGGTTATCGAATGCGGGGCGGGTGTGCAGCCGGACAACCACATCAGGCAGAGCAGTCCGCCACCACGAACGCAGGGTCTCATTTTCATTGAGTAGCCTCGTGATGGTTTTATTTCGGTGGGTGGCGAGGGCGTTGGCGGCATCGAGCTGCTGACGCAGGATAACCTGATCCCGCTCTTGCCTGCGGCTCACGGCGGAGGCCGTACTTAGCTGATTTTTCAGCATGGTAATCTGCGTTTTTTGCGCTGACGCCACTTGATTGGCCGTATCAAATCCCCGTCGTAGGTTGCTGTTTTCATGGCGCAGCCACAGCGCAGCCCCGAGCGCTAGCGACATGACAATCAGAAGCAGGGTTAGGCGCCACGTCATGCCACCACCCCGCCAGCCTGGTGGTATACGCTAACCAGCGTGTCGAGTGCGTGCTCTCGCTGACCGTAGCCCGCCCCCGGCAACGATGCCCAAATGCCCCGACACTTGGAGATGGCGCGCTCGATATCGCCGCGCTTGATATCCTCCAGCGCTCGACGCTCGCAGATCAGCTGTATCGCCAACTTATCCTGCGATGCCGGGCTGAAATCGGGCAGGGCGAGCTGCTTTTTATAGTGCGGCCAATACAGGTAAAGCTGCTGATAGCGTCCAGAGGCCGTCGACCGCTCCCCACGACGGTTAAACACCTTGGCGCGGCGACCATGCGCAAACGGGTGATCGCTGTAGTCGGTAAACACCTCCGGCACCCCATCCATGCCCGTAACAATCACGTCGTACCCTCGGTTACGCGTCAGCGGATGGGTCGCCGTTCCCTCAGCAAAGGCGATCATATCGAGGAACGCCGCCACGTTTGGATGCAGATTAATGGCGCTCATCGCTGCCCCCTTTGGCCGCATTGCCCCCTTTGCCAATCCGACGCTGAATCAGGATCTCCACTACCTGATAGCCAGCGATGCCCAACATGGAGCCGAGACCATTCACCGCCGTCGGCGACAGGTCGGGGAACTGCACCAGCGCCACCCCGGCGACCATGGAGACAAAGCCCCCCAAAAGACAGCGACCGATGAACAGCCGCGGGGATACCGGCTCGCCGCCGACCAGTACCTTACCGATGACGATCATCACGCCGATCACAAACAGCGAGAGCACACTCTTATCGGTTTCGTTCATTCGTTAATCCCATAAGTTAATGGTTTCAGATATTGGCGCCGCCTCAATTTCGGGTAACTCGACGACGGTACCGTGTGGCAGGATGGCGCCGAGCGAGGCCAGTCCCGGATTCGCCTCCAGCACCGCCTCGACGACCCCTTGCGTGCGGCCGTAATAGGTGGCGCACAGGGCATCAAGCGTCTCCCCCTGTTGTGCAATCACTTTCATAGCTGGCTCACAATACAGCGGGGGCGCCCCTGCAACCGAGACACGGACCAGCGCATATCCCGCCACAGCTCATCGATCACCGCCTCGACACTCTCGGCCTTTTTCTCCCCCTTACCGCTGGCGTCATACCCGCGATAGCGCTCATACAGTGAGGCCGCTGTCATGGCACTGACGGCGCGTAGGTAGTGGAAACAGCACACACTCTCGCCATCGATGGTCTCTGCCGGCACGGCGTCCAGGGTCTTGAACCCCAGCAACATCTGCCGCTCGCGGAACTCGACCAACTCGGCGTTAACCTCAGCGATACCGGCACAAATGGCATCGCGCATACGGGCAGTGGTGACCGTGTATTCCAACCGCATCAGATCACGGATACGGCGCGGCTCAACGTCAGGAAAAAAGAAGGTGTTTTTAATTACCGGTTCACGCTGCGAGTCCGGTGGAATGATCACCGCATCACCGGCAGGCATCCCGCTTTGGTCAATAATCACTGTCGTCATGACAACCTCGAATGGGTGGGCGGTGGACGCAGGCCGACCGCGAGGTCATGCCTGCATTGGCCTGCGTGCCGCCCTGGCGCGTGGCGCATTCTGTTAACTGGCGGCTTTCACCTTGGGCGGGCGCCCGCGTCTGGCCGGTGTCCCGGTTACGCTGCGCGGACGCGCCGCCGTCTTTTTCTTGGCTGGCTTAGCTGGTTGTTTCACCGGCTTTGGCCGGATCGCGCGCTCCAGCGCCTGAATCTCCTTTTTCACCCCGGCGTTGTCGTCCAACTGCATTGCGCGCTGGAGCTGTGCCAAGGCGGCAGCGTTATCCCCCTGGTCTCGCAACAACAGGCCGACGGTTTTATGCAGGCGGGCGCGCACGTTGTCGGGCATATCCTGATCTACCGTCAGCGCGATGGCTCGCTCCAGCGTATCGATCGACAAAGCGGCACCGGCGGCGCGTAGACGTGCGGCGGCAGCGGCGGTTTCTTCCACCACGACGCACCCGGTCGTGCGGCTATGCTTTTCCGGCATTCTCAGGTTATGGCGTAAGGCATACTCGGCGATATCCAAGGCGCCGGTGATGTCATCCACATCAAACCGCCACAGCATGACGGTCATCACGATGTCATCCTGCGCACCACGGCCAGCGGCCAACACACCGCTGATCCACGGCCCATAAAACGGCAGCATGTCGCGCTTATGCAGCGCCTTGGTCTCAACGGATTGGATACCTTTTAGCTTGCGGCGATCAGCGGCCAGTTTGACGAGCATCTGCTCATACTCGCTGGCATGGCGCAGCGGGGTGTTTTCCCGCTGCGCGGCCAACGTGGCCGAGACCCGCATTACATGACACTCTGCGGGACTCAACATGGCTTAGCCCCCTGCGTTCTCAACGGGTGCGCCTTGTTCCGCACTCAGTGATGCCGCCGCAGGCTTGGCGGGGAAGGTGCCAAACTGGATGTTTTCGATCATCGCGGCACAGCCGTAATCCTCGACCACATAGTCGATTTTCAGTGACTCGTAGTTTTCGACCCGATCGAACTTGGCGTTCTCTTCGATGTGGCGGCGGTGGCTGCTGTCCATCACGTAGATGGAGAGGTTATCCAGTCGGGTGACCATCAGCGCGTTGTCCGGGAAATAGGGGACACGGACCGCTGGCAGGTTACCGATGCGCTTCTGGCTGACGATAACGTCTGCCGCCATCGCCTCGCTGTTATCCTGCTTCTTATTCACCAGCGGGAAATACTTGTCGGCCAGTAGCTTGCGACCGCAAATCACGACTAGCTCCGGGTCTTCGCTATGCCACGGATCCAGCAGGGTATCGGTGGCATTCATGACGGCGGCATCGAGGTTCTCATAGTCGCCATTGGCACCGATGCGCACCACGGCTGAGACCACCTCCCCCGAGGTGTTGGTGATTTTGTCCAGGACACGTTTCGGCGCCTCATTGCGCATCTTCTGCAACCAGCCGACAGCCACATCCTGCAGCAGTGGGTTGGTCTTGCGGTTGGAGGTGGCGGCGCGCGACGTTCCGTTAAACCCGGCCATGATGTAATCCAACCCCATGCGCTTGGCGATGGCGTCACGCAAACGCAGCTGGAAATCCTGATAACGGGCCCACAGGTCGAGGGTGTTATAACGGATATGGAAATCGAAGTTGACCTGCTCACAACGGTATTTACGGGAGGCCAGCGCCATAAAGTCCGCGGTCTCACGACCTGTGCCACCGTCCGTATCGGCGGTACTGGCGATAGAGCCGGTCACGCCCAAGCCGATTTTTTCCCCCTCCTGCTCATCGACCGGCACCATGTTGATGCGGGTCAGAAACTCGGAGGTGTCCTGCACCGAGGTGATCAGCGTCTGCGTGACGGAGGGCTCAACGGCGAATTTATTTTTCAAATCGTCGACGGCCACGCCATTCAGCTCGGCGACACGGGTCAGGTACTGATTAAACTTGAAACGGGTATTCTTGCGCATAGTGTCTCTCTTGTTGTTTTACCCCAATACAACCCACGACTAGGCGGGCGGCGGCATAGCCCCGATCAGCAGTTGGTTAACAGGGTGTCTTCACCATTGCCACCGGTGGCCGGTTGGCGACGTGACTGGGTTGGGTTTTCGGTGTTGTCCAGGGCGGCGCGCAGCGCAGTAACCTGTTGGCGTTCCTCGGCCAACTCACCGCGCAGGGTTTCGGCAACTTCCTCCAACGCCTGAAAACGTTGCTCGGTGCTATCGCTGTTGCTTTGCACCTGTTCGGCAATGGTGGTGACGGCTTCATGTACATCGGCAAAGCGATCGTCATCATGCCGGGCTTTACGCGAGAACAGGCCGCGCACCTTGTCAGCCAAGGAATCGAGGACATGGCTCTGCTCGATAAACTCCAGCTCGGCGAGGGAAGCCACGGAGAACAGGTCGCCCGGCTCCTCCTTGCGATTGGCCAGCGGGTTGGCGGTGGCATTGGCGCAAAATTCCAGGTATTCCGTACCGAGGCTGGCCGGGTCATCCGTCACCGCCAGGCCGACCAGGTAGGCTTTGCCGGAGTTGGCAAAATTGGGGCGGATCTCCATGGAGGTGTAGACCTTCTGCCCATCACGCACCCACTCGACCAGCGTATCGGTCGGGGCAATCTTGCCGTAGAGCGCCCACTTGCCATTCAGCGCGCTGTCATCGTCGATTTTCTCGGCCTTGAGCTCCACCACATCCCCCAGGCGCTTAAAGTCACCGGTCGGCAGCAGGCCGCGGATGTGCTCCAGATTGATGCGGCAGCCATAGACACGCGGATCAAAGGTCTCGGCCATCTGTTGGATGTCATTGGCATCGATAACGCGGCCATCGCAGGTGTCACCCTCGACACCGATGCGGAACCACTTAGAAATTTTTTTTGCCATCGTCAGTCCTGCGTTGGTAGTTGAATGTCGGGGGTTAGTTTCCCGACTCACCCCCGCCGCCGCCAGCGGTGACGGATGGGTTAGCGCTGGCACAACAGGCACTTAAGGCAGATGCAGCGGCGCTTCCGTAGCCTTTCCCTCGTAGAATGAGCGAGGGATGACATGACCATCACCACAGACACATCACTATTGCGCGATCCGCGCCGACAGGCGGCGCTGCTGTATTGGCAGGGGTTTTCTATCGCGCAGATCGCCGAAATGCTGCAACAGAAACGCCCGACCGTGCAGAGCTGGAAGCAGCGCGACGCCTGGGAGGACACGGCGCCGATCACCCGTATCGAAAACAGCATCGAGGCACGCTTGGTGCAACTGGTTCTCAAGGACAAAAAAGAGGGGGCGGACTACAAGGAAATTGACCTGCTCGGGCGCCAGATCGAACGCCTGGCGCGGGTGAACCGCTACAGCCAGACCGGCAACGAGTCCGACCTCAATCCCAACGTGGCCAATCGCAACAAGGGGGAGCGCAAGAAGCCGAAAAAGAACTTTTTCAGCGACGAGGCGATCGAAAAACTGGAGGAAGTATTTTTCGACCAGTCTTTCGAATACCAGTTGCAGTGGTATCGCGCCGGGCTGGCTCACCGTATCCGCGATATTCTCAAATCGCGCCAGATCGGTGCGACGTTCTACTTCTCCCGTGAGGCGTTACTGCGCGCCCTAAAAACCGGCCATAACCAGATTTTTTTGTCGGCCAGTAAAACGCAGGCGTATGTATTCCGTGAATACATCATTCAGTTCGCCCGGTTGGTCGATGTCGACCTGACCGGTGACCCGATTGTCATCGGCAACAACGGGGCAAAGCTGATTTTCCTTGGCACCAACTCCAACACGGCGCAGAGCCATAACGGCGACCTGTATGTCGATGAAATTTTCTGGATCCCCAACTTCCAGAAGCTACGCAAGGTTGCCTCCGGCATGGCCTCACAGAAGCACCTGCGATCGACCTACTTTTCGACGCCCTCCACGTTGGCACACGGGGCGTACCCGTTCTGGTCTGGCGACCTGTTCAACAAGGGACGCGCCAGCGCTGCCGATCGTATTGAAATCGACATCAGCCACAGCGCCCTGGCCGGTGGCCTGCTGTGCGCAGATGGGCAGTGGCGGCAAATCGTCACCATCGAGGACGCCTTGGCCGGTGGCTGCACCTTGTTCGACCTCGATCAGCTCAAGCGTGAAAACAGCGCCGACGACTTTAAAAACCTGTTCATGTGCGAGTTCGTCGACGACAAGGCCAGCGTGTTCCCGTTCGAGGAGTTACAGCGCTGTATGGTCGACGCCCTGGAGGCATGGACGGACGTGAACCCCTATGCCGACCATCCCTTTGATCGCCCGGTCTGGATTGGGTACGACCCCTCACATACGGGCGACAGTGCGGGCTGCGTGGTACTGGCGCCGCCTGCGGTGCCGGGCGGTAAATTCCGCATGCTGGAGCGCCACCAGTGGAAAGGCATGGATTTTTCTACCCAGGCCGAGGCCATCCGGGCGCTGACGGAAAAATACCGCGTCGATTACATCGGCATCGATGCCACGGGGATCGGGCAGGGGGTTTTCCAGTTGGTGCGCGAGTTCTACCCGGCGGCGCGCGAGCTGCGCTACAACCCGGAGGTAAAAACCGCCATGGTGCTGAAAGCCAAGGACACCATCGCTAACGGACGTCTGGAATATGACGTCAGCTACACCGATGTGACCGCTTCGTTTATGGCCATCCGCAAAACCATGACCGCCAGCGGTCGCAGCACCACCTATGACGCCAGCCGCAGTGATGAAGCCAGCCACGCCGATCTGGCCTGGGCGACCATGCACGCGCTGCTAAACGAACCCCTGACCGCTGGCAACGGCCGCCCCTCATCGTCAATTTTGGATATCAACTGATGAAAAAACGCAAAAATCGTCCGACTAAAAAAATGGTTGCTGAATCCGCCGCGGCGGGCAACGGCGCAATGGCGTTTACCTTCGGTGAACCTACCGCCGTGCTCGATAAGCGCGACATCCTCGACTACGTGGAGTGCATCAGCAACGGCAAATGGTATGAACCGCCGGTCAGCTTCTCAGGGCTTGCCAAAAGCCTGCGCGCAGCGGTACATCACAGCTCGCCGATTTACGTAAAGCGCAATATTCTGACCAGTACCTACATCCCGCATCCGATGCTATCGCAGCAGGATTTCTCGCGCTTCGTTCTGGATTATCTGGTGTTTGGCAACGCCTTTTTTGAACTGCGCCAAAGCGTCACCGGTAAAGCGCTACGCCTAGAGACGTCGCCGGCCAAATACACCCGGCGCGGGGTTGAAGAGGATGTTTACTGGTACGTGCAGTCGTTCACTCATCCGCACCGCTTTGACCCCGGTGCGGTTTTCCACCTGATGGAGCCGGATATCAACCAAGAGCTTTACGGCATGCCGGAATACTTGTCCGCGCTTAACTCCGCCTGGCTGAATGAGTCGGCCACGCTGTTCCGCCGGAAGTATTATCAAAACGGGGCACATGCCGGGTACATCATGTACGTTACCGATCCGGCGCAAAATGCTACTGATGTGGAAGCGCTGCGCGATGCAATGCGCAGCTCGCGTGGCATTGGCAACTTTAAGAACCTGTTTTTTTATGCCCCGAACGGAAAAAGCGACGGGATAAAAATCATCCCGCTCAGTGAGGTGGCCACCAAGGATGATTTCTTTAACATCAAGAAAGTTAGCGCCGCCGATCTGCTCGACGCCCACCGTATCCCCTACCAACTGATGGGCGGAAAACCCGAAAACGTCGGCTCCGTTGGGGATGTCGAGAAAGTTGCCCGGGTGTTTGTCCGCAACGAGCTAACCCCGCTACAGGCGCGGATCGCCGAGATTAACCAGTGGCTGGGTGAGGAGGTGATCCGGTTCAAGAAGTACAGCCTAGACGATAGCGAGGAGTAATACCGATGCCGCCTGCGGGCGGCTTTTTTACATCACCACACAGAATCCCCTCAGACGCGCCACACGCAGCGCGACACCTATAACACCCAACGACACCAACAAAATCAACCAAGCGCACAGCGCCGCGCTGGCGCACTCCTGCGCGGCATATTTTACCGCGTTGCGCGCAATGCTATCCCCGCCTCGCCTGCCCGCTTTATGGGTCGGTTTTAATGCAGGTGCAACATTCTACGCAAAGCACATCATATCTGGCAGTCCATCAGTTTTTCATCTTAAAAAACGCGTTCAAATTCATGCACACAAATGCATGCAAGAAGCTTTCTTTTTGAGATGACAATCAAACTTCGTGAGAACTGGCTGTGGAGTATGTGTGCCGAAACTTGTATATTTTTCTCTTAATGCGAGAATCTTGGGTTTAAGAGAATTACTCCCTGTAAAAGGTAGGAGCAAAAAATGTCAGATGTAAAAATGATTCCAATAGAGCAGTTGGAACTAGACGATGCAAACCCGCGCCTTCCTAATGGTGTAGCACGCACGCAAGAAGCCATGATTAACTATATTGCAACATCTACTTCTCTAGAAGATTTAATGAGTGCAATATCTCAAAATGGATTTTTTAGTGGTGAACCGCTCATCGCAATTCCGGATGGCAATGGAAAATATAAGGTTGTCGAAGGAAACAGACGACTCACTTCTGTAAAACTTATACTTAATCCATACCTATGTGAAAAGCCAAGCTTAAGGGTTATTAATATACATAAAGAAAACACCAGTATATTTGACGAATTACCCGTTATTGTTAAACCACGGCGAGAAGATGTATTACCATATTTGGGCTTCCGCCATATTACAGGAATCAAGCAATGGGATCCTCTTGCGAAAGCAAGGTATATCGAGCAAATTTTCGATGGCACTGACTCAACGAAATCACCTTCGGATCGCTATTACGAAGTCGCAAAAATAATCGGAAGTAGAAGAGATCACATTAAGAGAAACTTAGATGCTCTTGCTGTTTACAGAAAAATAGAATCAGAAGATTTTTACGAAATAGATGATTTAAATGAGCAAAGCATAAAGTTCTCCATATTATCAACAGCATTAGCCGATGAACGAATTGGTCATTTCGTAGGCGTTGACATTACTAAAGATGGAGAAGTAATTCCTTCAGATCCAATTATTAACCCTTCATCACTTAAAAATGAATCAATTAAAGAGTTGACACAATGGCTTTACCTTAGGGACAAAGATGGTAACACCAAAGTTGGTGAGTCACGTAATCTAAGACATCTTGCTGCCATTGTTAGCAACCCAAGGGCTTTACAGCAGTTCAGAGATGGCGCACCACTAAACGTTGCATATCAACTTACATCCGATATAAGCGAAGACTTTTTAGAAATTCTTTATCAGATTGAAACATTAATGATTGAAGCTGCTGGTATGGTTGCGAATGTTGAATTCAATAGCAGCGCATACGAGGTAGCCAAACGCATTAACAAAAATATTAAAATGATTGGTAAAGAGTTAGCGGAGAAGGAAAAGGACGATGACGACTTTTGATGTAGGAGACATGCATCCAAATACGCCTCATCTTCTGGCTGACTTAGTAGAGTTGCTATGCATCATCAACTATACCGGCAGAAATGCATTCCATCAGACAGACTTAGCAAGTTTGCTGAATGTATCAAACACTAGTGTAGATGAATTAGATCATGAAAGGCGTGAAGTAAATAGAATCGATTCAGATGCCGTTTTAGGTGACAGAACTGAAGCTCAAATTGAAAATGTCTGGATTCAACTAAGCTATAGATTCGCAAGCATGAACGATATGTATCCTTTCATTGTCGAAGGAGATGAAATTCGCATGCAAAACGTACAGACAAATAAACATAGAGTATACATATTTACACTATGCTGTTCACGCCTACGCTCTTTCATTCGTATTCGTGGTGCAGCGCAACGCTGGGCTAAAGGGTTTGCTATTTTATGTAAATATGCAACACAATCCCTTTTACCCACACATGGTGAAGTCAAAATATTTGATGCAAACTCAGAGGATCGCCGTTCTTATTACGGTACAGATTTACGTCAAGCTTTACGTGTTATGGGTAGTGATTTAGGTGTTAAACGAATTGATGAAGAGGAATGCGATCGGGTTAGTAGTACTGGCGATGCAGGATTTGACATTATTGCGACTGTTAAGTTCAATGATAATCTTAACTGTAACTTTGGCATTTTAGGTCAATGTGGAGCCCAAGAAGAAGGTTGGCCCAAAAAAACCCTTGAGGCACACTCAATAAATCTAACCCCTTATTTCCATACAACATTTTCTTATCCTTCTGTAATGTTTACTCCTGTTTTTTATAGAGACTCCAACGGTCAATGGGTTACTTCTCGTCCCACATCTGGAGTTATTTTACTGGATAGGTTACGAACTTTATTTTTACTCGACAAAGCAAACCACTGGGAATTACTGACAGAGTTTCCGTGGTTTGCTGCATTTGAATCGGAACTTCAAAGCGTAGTACCGGAACCTTAATTAAACCATAATTCTTGCGGTAATGCTTTAGCCACCGCCTCAAAAAGTGGAGGCGGTACTGCATTACCCACTACAGTATACTTCATATTCATCGAGGCCCGCTCTGTTTCGGGAAAAATTAAATCGCCAAATCCTTGAAGATGTGCAGCTTCACGGAAGCTAAAACGACGAGCTGGCGCATCAGATGTAAATTTCCATTTGTCTGGACCGAGTTTTACCAACGTTGGACTTATTGGATGCAACGGCATATGGCGAGGATTCGCGACAATCGTTTTAGAAATCTGTTCCCAATCTTGCCTACGATTTCTAGATAAGTAATACCAATGGAAATCTGAATCATAAAACTCCCCCACAGGCCATTCAGGCAAATGCCCAATAGCATCGCGAATTGTGGTATATGGTTTTAAATTATCACCATGAGTTGCTAATGGGAACTCGTAATCAAAATCAAAGTTGCTACGTATACCGACAATAAAAATACGCTTACGGTCCTGCGCCACTCCATAATGAGAGGCATTTAAAATCTGAGACTTAACTCTGTAGCCGGCCTCTTCGAAAACCTTAAACTGATCTTTCAGTAAATGCTCAAAATTCCTTCGCACCATACCTGAAACATTCTCTACGATGAATGCCTTTGGTTTAACGATTCTAAGAGCCCTAGCAAATTCTAAGTATAGTGTGTTGATTTTTCTATCAGCTTTGCGAACCCCACCTTGACTAAAGCCTTGGCAGGGATAGCACCCGACCAGCAGCTCAGCGGAAGGGAACGATTCGATAGCAGAAACATCCCCTAAAACGTAATCAGTTTCTGGATGATTAGCCAAGTAGACATCACGGGCGTAGGGTAGAATGTCATTTGCCATGAGCACATCAAACCCCGCTCTTAAGACCCCAGCATCAGAACCACCACACCCAGAAAAAAGCGACACTACAGTTGGCATTGACCCCTCCTAAAAACCGACCGCGTATTATAGCGAAACATCCCTCGGAAAAAAGCAAGATTTCACTAAGGCTTGATATTCTCACGTTTTGGTAACTGTGGCCATATTCAAAGTGAAAAATATCGAATTCATTTTGTTATTATTTTTCAATGGGTTTAGCTGAAAAGGCTATAGAAGACAAGCTATTTTTCATCAAGTTCCCTTTAGCAAGTTCAGCTATCAGTCCAAGTGCGATTTCACGGTCTCTTTCCTGGCAGGTTCCTTCAGTCATCAAACGCGCGATCATTTCTACCCGCTCAATCATAACGAGCTCGCTCAGCTCTCTATCCACATCCCCCCATTAAATACTGTATAAATACACAGTATAAATTTGAACCCATAACCACAAAGAGTCAAGTAATCAACAAAAAAATCTTTATTATCATGTTGTTTTCATCACCTTCACACTACGCCTTAGCTTGTCAAAACAACGTAATATCTGCACAGAGTCATGTAGATTGCTTTTGGACCTCGCACCAAAAACCTCACCAGAGGCTGATCCGCGGCACCAATGCCCCGCAATCGACATCTTTGAGCCAGCCATTAGGTGTAGTGCTTCCCCTTTACTGATGTCTTGGCCGGTCAGTACCTTGATTTCATCCAGTGTTCTGTCGATCGCCGCGGCATTCTTCTTCGTTCTAGGGTCAAAGACAGGCTTCCTATGGCGCCGTTCCGACCTCAGTAGATCCATAAGCTGTCGTTTTTGACTCCGGTTTAAGGGCTGACTAAAGTCAAAATCATTCAGCCATGCCAGATCCCCCTCCGGCTCCCCCGTACAGTTATTGACAGAACTCCGAGAGGGCGCAGGAGCGCCCTTAACGTCAACGGCCAAATTAACGGCACGCTTCGGCACAATTTTCCACTGCGTGAGCCGGGTTAAAATAGGGGTGCCGGCACCGACAGCAGAATCGTACACTCCACGGATGCAGATGGTTTCCTCACCATACTGGTTAAACTCGGGGCGCGGTTCATACAGCGTACGCACCTGCAAATCATCGCGACGGACAAACGGGCCACCCTGAGCATTAACGTAACCAGCCCAGTCACCAGCGTCAGCGGCATCATGGACGGCGGCAAACTCAACGCTCAGACCGTGCGCGGTCTCGGTATCAGCGAGACGACGCAATTCACGGTAGACCGTCACTGGCGCACCGCCGATAAACTGAAACTGACGGATGTGCCAGCGCGCCGCCCATGCTGATACGGCGGAGGCTGTCTCTTTCAGCAGCTCACCGCTTTCGTCATCGGTTTCACCATCGAGAGCATAGCCGTCGATATTTTTCGAAATGTATTTAGCAACATAGCCGGTAGCGCTACCCTTTTCCGGGTCAATAGCTTCGGCATGGAAGCGTGCCTTTTTGGCTTTATCGCTTTTCAGTTCGTGGCGGTCTTCCTCCCACGCATAATCACGGATGATGAGGCGCACGCGCTCGACGTCTTCTGGCAACATGAACATAAGCATGTGCCAATGCGGCGTTCCGTCGTGATGAGGCTCGGCAACACGTATGCCGAAAATGCGAATTTCTTCCCGATGTAGCTTGGCACGAATGCGTGCCCAAAGGCCGGTTAGGTAGCTCTGCGTGTCCGAGGGGCTGGCTCCGTTCCATTTGCTGTTACGGTATCCCGCTTTAGTCGTAGCGTGATATTTAGACGGTGCGGTCAGGGTGTAAAACTCCCCGACGTATCCGAGTTCATTGCAGATATTTTCAAACCCACGGATGCGGGTCATCAGCTCGCAGCGGCGTATCGCAGGGTTAGCGACCGAACCGTCGTATTTTTCGATAAGACTGATGCGGTTGCCGTCTTCGTCTTCGAGAGCCAGCCCCTTGAGAAATTCACGCGTGCGACGCTTCTGCTCGCGCCAGTCGGTCACGCAGTTTTTACTCGCATAGGCGTACTTTTTCTTACTGACGTTGCCAGCAGCGATTTGCAGATGTTCGCGCCATGCAGCCGCAATGCGACGCAGACGACCACGCCACCACACATCGTTAAACATGCGAGCGATAGCCGGCGCGATTTCATCTTCTCCGACATATTTTTTAGTCACCCGCTCCCAATGCGGAGGGGGGACATTGAATTGCAGAGAAATAATACCGGCGCGCATGTACCAGGTGTACAGCGTTTTTAGCTCGCTAAATCCGGTGCCATCAATGTCAGCCAGTTCAGCACGAATGAAATTAGCGATATCAGCAGCCAGTAGGTCAATATCGGCGCGCGACATATCCGGGAGGCGGTTATATCTGGCTACCATATTGACCATGCGTGATGCCAGATATTGCATAAGCTTGGTATCAAAATGACCACCGAAAACAGCGGTTGATACATTGCTGTTGATGCCAACGCACTCGTATTTTTTTGCTACCAGTTCAAGACGTGGCAATGCCTTTTTGCAGAAGCTGATTAAAAAGGCATTGGCTCGTTGACTGCCCTGATTTTGTTCCAGCACTGCAGCGGTGCGATAAACATCAAAACGCACGCACTCAGGCTGGAGAGAAAGTACCTTTCTCGCATGCAGCAAAGCCGCGAACATACGGTCGCGGTGATACTGTTGGTCATAGGTAAGATATGGGCTGGCGATTGCCGACCGTGGAGCGTTCCACGGGTAAGCATAAGAAATAGAGCTCATTCGCACAGGCCGTAGCGCGAGGAGCAAGTAGCAGTATCAAGACTGGCTTTAACGAGGTCATAAACCTTTCCGCCGCGGCCAGTTTTAGCCCATTCAACAACATCGCCAACGCCAGGTGAATTAAGCCCCCCGCGCGGGCCATAGAATCCCGACCAATCGATGTTCTGGACTTCTGGTGTAATACCTAACATCTGAACATTGCGGCCAAGAGGTAAATCAAACTGCTTCATCCAGCGCTGGCTAACTTCTCCAACACTCATCCAGTGTACCCAGCGGCTGGTCAGGCGAACTTTTAGTTCCCATTGTTTGTGCTTCTCGATGTGTTCCGGCCAGCGCGCTGCCGTCTCGGCAATTTCTTCTTTGTTGCTAAGAACACAGTTCATGCAGCCAACACGCGAAGCTCCCTGCATGTATAGTTGGTTTGGCTTAATACCAAAATATTTATGCAGCGCAAAAACATCGGCTGCTGTCCACTGATGGATAGGTAGAAAGTTATATAAAAATTCTGGGTCTCGTCGGTCGGGAGCGAAACGCTCATAACCAGCTCGCTTTGATGACTCATCGGCTCGTACACCAGACCATTGAACAACAACATCACCATCGTCCAGCATTGGCAGCATTGCTTTTTCATAAGCGATTTGAATTTTCAGTTCATCAGTGCAGAAACGGTCGCGCAGCATTGGAAACTTGCCGTGAAGCAATGCACAGTCCAAGAAGCTGTTTCCTGATGGATGTAAAACTGAAAGTGCCGCGTCGAGAGGTGTTTCAAATTCAATTCCCCACCGTTCAGCGGTACGTAACCACGCCTGACCGAATTTAGTGTCCGCGCGAGCAAGGGACGGCATTACAATTCCACGATACACTCCCATACGGATTGCCTGACGCTTTCGCCAGTTTTTCTCCAGATATGCACGGCGTTTAGCAAAGTCAGCCTCTGTGTAAACCCGCTTAACTACCTGCACTGGGTTGCAGCCAATTTGCTGATGGACGTTGCGAGCAAATTCAACAGTCAACTCATGCTCGTTATCAGTGTCCGCCATTACAGCTTGTACACGGTTTCCGAACACTGCATGGGCGACAGCAAGAGTCGCAGTGCTGTCTTTACCGGCAGAATAATTCACGACTATTTTATGGTCATCGGGTATACGGAATAAATTCAAATAGCGGTGGTATGCTATTTCGATTTCCCTGACCTTCTCCGAAATATCAGAAACAGAAATTACAGTAGCTGACTGGCTCATTTTTCCCCCTTAAATTCCGCAGAGCAGATAGCGCCAACTCTCTCTATTTCCGCCGCCATTTCAGAAAGAGTATTAAACGTTGCAGTTTGAATATGGTGATGAACTAGACCGGAAATAAGCTGGTTAATCTTTGGGTAATAGCCGATGGTATTGAGCCATTCCTCGCCAGCTTTATTACCTGACTTAACGACTTTCTTTTCATTCAGGATGAATTGATACTGGTCGCTGGTAATTACCCATTTATCGCCGACTTCGATACGAATACCCATTTATACGCCCCTGTAATGTTTTGACTTGAGTTCAGCGATTTGCTGACAGGTCACGCAAAAGGCCACACCCGGAATCGCAATGCGGCGAGCTTCCGGGATTGGTGCGTCACATTCCTCGCAAAGGAAACGGGAAGGTGCAGCGATACGGCTGCGCGCGTTGCTGATATGGCGTTCGCGGTCTTCCTGCTCGCGCAGTTGTGCTAAATCCATTGCGTCGGCCATTAGTGCAGCTCCTGTGATTCATTCTCAAAGCGGGTTGCTTCACGGCGCAGCAGTTCGGCAGCTTCAGTGCCGCTCATGCCCTCTTTGGTGATATGGATAGCCAGCGCCTCAAGACGGATTGAAACAGCGAGCGCGCGGTCTTTACGCTCTTCTTTTTTGGCTTCTTTAAACAATTCATCCAGCGTGTTTTTTCCTGCATTTCTCGGTGTTGAAAAATAAACAACTCGACTCATAAATCCTCCTGAATTTAGGCAAAAGAATACCCGGCGGGTTTACGCCATTAATTTCTGCCGTTGGTTAATTCGGCATGGTTAGCCGTTTTGGAAATAAGCTCACTACTGCACGAAAATGATTCATCGCTGTAATAAGCGCTTTTTTCTCGTCAGTAGTCAGCTCACTTAATTCGAGCTCATGACGAGCCGCCGGTAATTTTGCAAGAAAGAAAATAGCGGCCAGCGCCCGATTATTTTCTTCATATTGTGGGTCACGTTTATCGCGCATATCATCAACAAAACGCTCAACCTCTTTCCAGCTATCGCCCCAATATTTCGCGCGCAATTCAGCCACATGATTGAGACCGGCCAGACGTTCACCCGCCTTCAGCGGAACAGTCGCGGAAACAGATTCGATAGCCATGATTCCCCCTGCTTTTGAGTAGAGAGGCCAGCCAGTAAATCAGCCTGTGAGCGGCTCGGGTGCCAGCGCTTGCCGTCCTTACCTGCGATCCAGCCGTGGCCGTAGTGCATGCCTGGACTTTGCTTGACTAGCAGAGACGCGAATGACGGTTCACTTTTCAGCATACGCACCTCAAATCAGACCGAATGATGCACCGATACCGCTCATGGTATCGACCACGCTCGACATAGCGGGATTAGTCTGCAGACGCGCATGCAGCGCCAACGCCGATAATGACAACATGCGAATGCCAGCATTAACGCTTTCAATCATGTTGTGCTTACGGGCAGAGGTCAGACGTTTATCAGATACCGCGCCGCTCGCCAGTTCGCCGAGTTCACGCATTGCGCGCATGACGTAAGACTGCAATTTGTCTTTAGCCAGCTCATTAACCGGTACGCATGGCAGGCAGTGAATCTGCGCCAGAAAACCATCAACGAGGGTTGAATCTTCGGTCAGGTCAGTCAGTAGCCACAATTCAGGCGGCGTAAACTGGTGAGGTTGTTCCTGGTTGAGCTTGTTGCGTAACGTTTGAACGTTCATACCCGCACGCTCGGCCAGCTTCGCCATGTTGTGACGCTGCGCAAAAGCCCGGCACGCTTCGTCATAGTGGGGATGTTTGGAAACCTGAAAATCAAACATGTTGCATCCTTCCAATTCACATAAAGTGAATTAAGCGCCAATGACGAGTTGAAAACGGGAATGACCCAGCGCCTTACGCAACTGCTCTTCTTTCCAGCGTGCGTAATAAATACGAATCGGGCCACCTGCTTTCTTGCAGCCTTTACGGATAGTGCGGGGTTCGATTGGTACACAAGGGTTGTCGCCGGTTGTCCAGCGGTAAGCGGTGCGTTCAGAAACACCCTCAAGCTCTGCGAATTGCTGCAGAGTAACGATAGGTGCAGGCACTTTGATGATTGCGATTTCAGAAGCCATGTTGCATGATTCTCCTTTTGCTAAAGATTGCAATTAATAGCTATCTGTTTGCCAACGCTCGCCATTAATTGCCTAGGTTTAGGCTTAACATAACTCCCAAAATGGAGTTTGTAAATAGGTTAAAACTACATGAGAATTGAAGGTCTTGGATTAAACAACGAAGAAGTGTTGGATAGGATTTGCGAGGCTTACGGTTTTTCTCAGAAAATTCAATTAGCTAGACACTTCGAAATTGCATCAAGCTCTCTTGCTAACAGGTACAGCCGCGATTCTATTTCTTATGACTTTATTGTGCATTGCGCTCTTGAAACTGGCGCCAATCTCGCCTGGTTACTCACTGGTAAGGGGGCACCAGCAACCGGAAACACGAAAACCGATACCCAAAGCGTGGAAAGATTCACTTTAAGTGAAGAATCTTTGGTTAGCGATGGGGATTTGAGCATTGCTGGTAAGTTCTTTAGCAAACCGCTTATAAACCCGATTGCCGTCTACGCTGACGGAAAACTCTATTTCATTGAGCGCGACACCTCTCTTGCAGATGGTGAATGGCTTGTCGATATTGAAGGTGCTATTAGCATTCGAGAATTGACGAAGTTGCCCGGCAAAAAACTTCACGTTGCAGGGGGTAAGGTTCCCTTCGAGTGTGGATTTGACGACATTAAAGCATTAGGTCGAGTGGTGGGTGTCTACAACGAGGTTAACTGATGGCCGTCCGTAAAAATCCGGCTGGAGGATGGATTTGCGAAATCTATCCTAATGGGGCGAAAGGCAAACGCATCAGAAGGAAGTTTGCCACCAAAGGCGAGGCGCTGGCTTTTGAACAGCACAAGATACAGCACCCTTGGCAAGAAGAAAAAGAAGACCGCCGTTCTCTAAAAGAACTTGTCAATTCCTGGTATAGCGCGCATGGAATCACTCTAAAGGACGGCGAAAAGCGGAAGCTGGCTATGCATCATGCGTTTGATTGCATGGGAGAGCCGCTGGCTCGCGATTTTGATGCGCAGATGTTTTCCCGGTATCGAGAAAAGCGGTTAAAAGGTGATTACGCCCGTTCGAACAGGGTAAAAGAAGTATCACCTCGCACGCTTAATCTTGAGCTGGCTTATTTCCGGGCGGTGTTCAATGAGCTAAACCGGCTCGGAGAATGGAAAGGTGAAAATCCACTGAAAAATATGCGCCCATTCCGCACAGAAGAAATGGAAATGGCCTGGCTCACGAAGGAACAGATTGCAGCGCTTCTTGACGAGTGCAAACGACACGAACACCCTGATTTAGTATCCGTTGTAAAAATATGCCTTGCAACTGGTGCTCGCTGGTCTGAAGCCGAAGGCCTCAAGAAATCACAGCTATCAAAATATAAAATTACCTATAACTACACTAAAGGTAAGAAGAATCGCACTGTACCAATCAGCAAAGAACTTTATGAAGAATTACCAGCTAAAAACAAAGAGCATGGTAGCTTATTCCAGAATTGCTATGGTGCTTTTCGTTCGGCGCTACAACGCACTAACATTGAGTTGCCAGCCGGACAACTTACCCATGTATTGCGCCACACCTTCGCCAGCCACTTTATGATGAATGGTGGTAATATTCTTATCTTGCAACGTGTGCTCGGCCATACCGACATCAAGATGACAATGCGTTACGCACATTTTGCTCCAGACCACTTAGAAGATGCAGTAAAGCTCAATCCACTTAGTACTCACAAGGAACACCAATGAAAAAGTGTCCTATCTGTAACAAGCTAAGCAAGCTCGATAATCATCTTTATGAATTATCTATAGCTTGCGAATATTTTAAATCCGACAGATATGATAATTTTTCAAATATTGCTGAATGGCTTAAGCTTTCAGCATACCTCGATGAAGTTCAAATTGCCCCAGAAAAATACGCAGGCTCTGACCTGATATGGTGCAGACCTGCTGCCGAAGCATATGAAGCTGAACGGCTCCATTACAGCCGCTACTCAACTGCACTGACCCGTTTTCTATATACCTCTAACGCATTAGAGGAAACATACCGTTTCGCCAGTACATATTACACTCTTTCGTCAAAGGAGATTAAAAGTAATAGAGAGTACAATGACAGTAAGAAAAGTGTTCTTTTGTTCGAAAAAACCGACGAACAAAATTTGCCTGTAGGCTTCTATCATTATTGTGACAACTTGTTTTCGAGATTCGAGAAGTATAAAAAAGAATACGACCCTCAAATAAGCATTATTAAAAACTACCCAAAGGGTCACAAGTGTCACGGGCTTCATATAGTTCGCAACCTAAGAAATTTTATTGCGCATGGTACAATTCCAATAAATCTTGTGCCTGAATATTACGGTTCAGCCGAGATGTGGCATGTATTGCATGGCTTACTAATTTCTGCGACTCGGGTCACAGCGCTCTATATACAATCATTTCTCCTTGAATTTGGTGACAAGTTTGACATGCATGCTTACCTCCAAAGGATGGATTATAACTACTATCTTGAGCGGCAAGATGACATGTTTGAAGATAATCCCGAGCATGTAGCAATGCCAGTACCTTCAGACGCTCAACAGCTGATGACTAATCTTCACCTGAAGGATGGCTTTGGCTATTTGAAAATTGCGATGTATTGA